AGCATAGCGATATTGACTTATTCTAAATAAACTGATATAATTGAATTGAGGTTTTGAAAACAATTATGGCACCTAAAGGATTTACAGTTAAAGCAAACCCACCAAAAGTAAAGAAGGAAGAGGAGTGGGATATTGCTGCAATTAAGGAAAGAATGAAAGGTAAGGCAATTGTATTTTGCTTACCAGGAAGAGGAGTATCTTATACATTTTTAAAGAATTTTGTACAGTTATGTTTTGATCTTGTACAGAATAGTATGAGTATACAGATCAGTCAAGATTATAGTAGTATGGTAAACTTTGCACGTTGTAAGTGTTTAGGTGCTAATGTATTAAGAGGACCAGATCAAATACCGTGGGATGGTAAGTTAACATATGATTATCAGTTATGGATTGATTCGGATATTGTCTTTGATGTGAACAAGTTTTGGCAATTATGTGATTTATCAGTACCTGGTCCAGATGCCGATGGTAATGAGCAAGAGGAGAGAGGCATTACTGCTGGATGGTATGCCACTGAAGATGGAGTCACAACATCTGTCGCACATTGGTTAGAGGAAGATGATTTCCGCAAGAATGGTGGAGTAATGAATCATGAAACCGTTGATAGTATTAGTAAGCGTAAGAAACCATTCACGGTAGATTACACTGGATTTGGGTGGGTAATGATTAAGAATGGAGTATTTGAACATCCTGAAATGAAGTATCCATGGTTTGCTCCTAAGATGCAAGTATTTGAATCTGGTGCTGTACAAGATATGTGTGGAGAGGATGTTAGTTTTTGTCTTGATGCCATTGAAGCTGGGATACCAATATGGTGCGATCCTCGGATTAGAGTAGGGCACGAAAAAACTCGCGTTATTTAAAAAGCGATGTGGAAACGAGTTAAAAGTTATGATGAATTATGGAATGAAGTAAGTAAGAACTTAACTGAACTTTCTAATATTGATAAAGTTAAGTATATGGTAAAAGCTACTGATGATTCAATAGCTGCTAAGATTAAAAGAGTTAACGAACATTCTAAAGGAGATTAAGTATTAATGGCACTTTATAGTAGTACACATGAGTTATTAGATCCACAACCAAAGAAAACAAAACAAGGTGCTGGTAAACATACTAAGTATGCACCGACCTCTCGTAATCATAAAAAGAAAGCATATAGAGGACAAGGTAGATAAGATTAAAGGACTTCTTACGGGAGGTCCTTTTTTTTGGCTTTATAATTAATAGTGAAGTCATTAATTATAAAGAACATGGAAAAGAAAATGCTTAGAGAAATTGCTAATGACAATCAAACACCAAAGAAAAGAGATTATAAGTTAGAAGGTGAATTATATGAAAGAATTGAAGATGGAGTAGAAACTGATTGGGATACTGATGGTCCTATACCTTTAGCTGAATTTTAACTATAAATAAACCAGGATATATATTATTTACAATTATAGGTAAATATGCCTCTACAAAGGGTAAGTCAAGGTTTTAAAGATATTAGTATGACGTTTCAGACTAATCCTCTGACGAAAGATCTTATTGCATTAACAAATGTTTCTGCAATTAATAGATCTTTAAAGAATATTGTCTTTACTTATCCCGGAGAAAAATTCTTTGATCCAGAATTTGGTTCTAAGATATCCAGAGTACTATTTGATAACATTGATCCAATTAATGCTATTAGAATTAAAGCTGAATTAAAGTATTCCATTACCAGATATGAACCAAGAGTTAGGTTGATTGCGGTAAATGTTAATCCTGATTATGAACAAGGTTCGTTTGATGTAGTTATCATATACGAAATAATTGGTATTCCAGCATCTCGCCAAAATTTATCTTTTGTATTGCAATCAACTTCTCAGTAAATGGCACTAATAAATTTCGCAAATCTGGACTTTCTCCAGATAAAAACTACACTTAAGAATTATTTAAAAGATAATTCTAAATTTACAGATTATGACTTTGAAGGGTCTAATCTATCAAGCATTTTAGATGTTTTAGCATATAATACGTATATTTCTTCATACAATGCCAATATGGTTGCGAATGAAGTATTCATTGATAGTGCTACATTAAGAGAGAATGTAGTATCATTGGCGCGAAATATTGGTTATATGCCAAGATCGAAAACAGCAGCACAAGCAGTTATTAGTTTTTACGTTGATACAACAGAGATTACACCAAAACCATCAGTTATTACACTTAAAGCAGGACCAGTTGCAGCATCTGATGGTACTTTTGGTAATAATTCTTTTATATTTTCTATAAAAGATGATATTACAGTACCAGTTGTTGATAATATTGCTGAATTTGATTTAATTACCATATATGAAGGAAGTCTTATTCGAGAAGGATATGTTTATAATTCAAGAAATCCTAATCAAAGGTTTTTAATTAATAATATTGGTTGTGATGATGGATTAATTAATGTAACTGTTGGTACAAATGATAGTACTGCGAAAGAAAAGTATGCTTTCCAGAATAGTTTGTTTGATATTGATGGAGATTCAAGAGTTTTCTTCTTACAAGAGATTGAAGATGAAAGATATGAAGTTATTTTTGGTGATGGAATCTTTGGTAAGAAATTATCAGAAGGAAATGTAGTTATTATTGATTATATTAGAACAACTGGTGGTTCAAATGGTTTATCCAACTTTGCTTTTAATGGAAGGATGGTTTATACCAGGAATAGTGTTGAATATATTGTCCAATCAGGAATTTCAATGGTTTCCACTGATATTCCAGCAACTGGTGGAGATGTTATTGAGAGTGTTGATTCCATTAAGAAGTATGCACCAAGGATTTATGCCTCTCAGAATAGAGCATTAACAGCAAATGATTATGAAACACTAATTCCATCAAGAATTTATCCTGATACTGAGTCAATTTCTGTATTTGGTGGCGAAGAATTGATTCCACCGCAATATGGGAAGGTTTTTATCAGTATTAAACCAAGAATTGGTGAATTTTTACCTAATTTGATCAAAGAAAACATCAAAAGAGACCTTAAAAAGTATGCAGTTGCTGGAATTGTTCCAGAAATACTTGATCTTAAGTATCTTTACCTTGAAGTAGACTCAAAAATCTATTATAATACGAATTTAGCACCTTCATCGTCTGCTGTAGGTACAATTATTCAAAATAATGCTGAAACTTACGCCGATTCTAGTGAGTTAAATAAGTATGGTGCAAGATTTAAGTATAGTAAATTCTTAAAAATTGTTGATGATAGTCATGCTTCTGTAATGTCTAATATTACAACATTAAAAATGAGAAGAGATATTAGACCTGCTTTGAATGCTATCGCTGAATACCAAGTTGGATTTGGAAATCGATTCCATATTAATAACCTAAATGGTTATAATATTAAATCTTCAGCATTTAAAGTTGTTGGAGTTCCATCTGACGTTTATCTATCAGATATTCCTAATACTAATAGAGAAACCGGATCATTATTCTTATTTACAGTTTCAAATGCATTATCAACCGATGCAACTATTATAAGAAGGAATGTTGGTACAATTGATTATATTGATGGAATTATAACACTTAATCCTATTAACATCCAATCATCATCAAAAACAAAAGATGGACAAGCAATTATTGAAATTAGTGCATGTCCTTATTCAAATGATGTAGTTGGATTACAGGATTTGTATTTACAACTAGATATTAGTAACAGTGTATTTGATATGGTAATTGACCAAATATCATCCGGTTTAGATCCTTCAGCATCAAATTATATTGTCTCCTCTAGTTACAGTAACGGATATTTAGTACGATCATAAAATGACACAAAGCAGAGTCCCATTAAGAACAGTTGTTAAAAATCAACTGCCACTTTATGTTAAAGATGAGTTTCCTCTCATTAGTGATTTTTTATCTCAATACTATCTTTCTCAAGAATTTCAAGGTGCTCCTCTTGATTTAATTCAAAATATTGATCAGTATGTTAAATTAGATAATAATGCTAATAATATAGAATCTACTATATTATTATCTGATATAAACGATTATGAAAGAACTATTAGAGTTTTTAATACAGAGGGATTTCCAAAAGAATATGGTCTTATTCGGATTAATAATGAGATTATAACATATAAATCAAAAACTGATGTTAGTTTCACAGGATGTACTCGTGGATTTGCTGGAATTGCAGATGATATTAATGGCGATTTAATTTTTACTGAAACAGAATCAGCATATCATAAATCTGATGCTACTGTAGAAAATTTAAGTATACTCTTCTTAAAAGAATTTCTAAAGAAAACAAAATATCAACTTCTTCCAGGTCTTGAGGATAGAACTCTTTATACTGATTTAAATAAAAACCTTTTTATTAAACAATCTAAAGATTTTTATAGTTCAAAGGGAACAAGTGAGTCCTTTAAAATTCTCTTTAAATCTTTATATGGTGTAGATGTAGAAGTAATTAAACCAAGCGATAGTCTTATTGCTCCTTCAGCACCTCTTTATAAAGTTACTAATGATTTAATTGTTGAACCAATATCAGGAGATGTTCAATCAGTTGAAGGTTATACACTATTTGAACATTCTTTTGATAATTTAATTGAAAAGGCTTATTCTCCTATTACTAACGTTGAAAAAGTATTTGTTAGTGGTGCATCAACAGATTATTATAGATTAAGTATTGATTCAACTTTTGTTAGTGATAGTACTTTTGGTGGGGCAGAATATGGAACATTTACTCCTCATCCCAAAACAAAATGTATAGGAGATTATTCTTCTGGAGCATTAACAGTTAATGTTGATTCAACCGTAGGATTTCCAACTTCTGGCGAATTATATGTACTCTATTCTGATAGAACAGCAGGAATTGTTTCATATACTTCAAAATCATATACTCAATTCTATGGATGTAGTGGAATTGAACAAAATATCTTAGATAATACTACTGTCGGTATTAATACATTCGCTACAGTTGATACTGATGAATTTACAGAAGTAAAAGTAAGAATTTCAACAGTTTTAAGTGATATTGAATATGAACAAGAAAATTATTATTATGAAAAAGATGATAGTATTGAAATAAAAACTTTAGGTATCGGTACTGCTGATGTTGTATCCAATTCTTTAATTTTTAATAATGCAACTTCATATGAAGTAAAGACAATAACTAAAATTAATAATTATGCCTTTAGATATAGAGTTACTTTTGAAAATGATCATATATTCAATGTTGGCGATACTCTTACTATTACAACTGGTGGATATAGTGCAAATGCAAAAGTTTATGGTATTAATACCGTAAAAGGTATTACAATAGGTGATCAAGGATCTCTTGATACTTATATTGAAGGTAATAATACTTTAACTATAACAAAAACCATTTTAAAAGCAGATACAAATAATTTTCCTTCTGCTAATGAGATATCAGCAAATGTACAGTTTGTTTATAAAGATAATGGTAATACTTTAGTAGCAGCACCATCTATTCCTTTCTATAAAGATCAAAAATTAAATGTTAAAAAGAACTTAATTACTTTTGAAGGAACTTTTAGTGGAGATACCTTTAAAGTCCTTATATCAGGTGATCATGGATTCTATACGGGAGATATCGTTTACTATACCCCACAGAAGACTACAAGCACCGTAGAGGATGCTGACGGCAATGAATCCATAGAGACAACAACTTTAACTGGTATTGCAGATGAAGGAATTTATTTTGTAAAAAGACTTGCTGATACAACTTCATTGAAATTAGCTAGAAGTTTATCAGAACTTTATATTGAGGATTATGTATCTACTGAAGCCATTACTGTAGTAGATAACAAGATTGAATTTTATAAATTTAAAGGTCAAGAATTAGAAAATCACAAATTACTTAGAAAATTCAGTACTGCAGATAGTGATGAAGGTGAATTGGTTGAAACTACACCTGGATTAGCATCAGGTCTTTTGGTAAATGGTGTTGAGATTCTAAATTACAAATCAACAGATAATATTTCTTACGGAAATATTGAAACTATTGAAGTTGATGCTGGTGGAAGTGATTATGATGTTATAAATCCACCAAATTTAAGTATTTCTGATGCTGCTGGTATTGGTGCAACAGGAAATATTGCAGTAAGAGGAGTACTTAAAGAAATTAGAGTTATTGATGGTGGATTTGATTATAGTGAAAAACCTACAGTTAAAATTACTGGTGGAAATGGTATTAATGCAAAAGCAGAAGTAAATACAAAATTAGTAGATCATGAAGTAAACTTCAATTCGGAAGAAGGTCGTGGTCAAGTAAGTATTGGATCATCCTCTTTAATTGGATTTAGTACTTATCATAAGTTTAGAGATTATGAGAAAGTAATATACCAACCAAATGGACAGACTGCTATTGTAGGACTTTCAACTGGTTCTTCATATTATATTGATGTTCAAGATGCGACGAGGATAAAACTTCATAGTAATTATAATGATGCTGTAATTGGAATTAATACTGTATTATTTACGGGTTATGGTATTGGTAGACATACGATTGTTTCGGAAACAAAAAAATCAGTTGTAGCATCTGTTAATGTTATTCATACTGGTTCTGGTTATGAGAATAAGAAAACTTCTGTTATTGGATTAAGTACCGCAATTAATGAAATTACTGTAACAAATCATGGATATAATTCTGGTGAACGGATAAGTTATACAACAGATGGAACAGTAATTGGCGGATTAACTTCGGGAAGTGATTATTATCTAACAAAAATTGATAATAATACGTTTAAATTGTCTGAAGTTGGAGCAGTTGGTAAAGAAACATTTTATTATGATACAAGACAATATATTAACCTAACAAGTTCTGGTTCTGCAGATATTACTCATTATTTTAATTATCCAAGTATTTCAGTTGAACTTATCGGTAGAGTTGGTATTTCTTCAGTAGGATCGGAGACTTTTAAGGCTATTTTACAACCAATTGTTAGAGGTGAAATTGTATCTGTAGATTTATCCAGTAAAGGTTCTGGATATGGATCCAATAATATTCTAAATCTTCATAAAGAACCAGAAATTCTTGCAGAAGTTGGTTCTGGTATTGAAGTTACTCCTATAATTGCTAATGGTAAGATAAATCAGGTTTTGGTCAATAGATCAGGATCAAATATTACTGCAGCACCAAAAATTAGTATTGAAGGTGGATATGGTGCAATAATAACTCCAGTTATTGAAAATGGAGAACTTACCGCAGTAAATGTTATTGAAGGTGGTACTGGATATGTTCAAGGACGCACCACAGTTTTAATTTCATATGCTGGTAAAGATGTTGTTTTTAGACCAACTTTACAAAAATGGACAGTTAATCAGTTTGAGAAGAATTATGGATTCATTACCGATGATGATGGATTTATCGATGATGGATTGAACAATAATTATGGATTACAATACGTCCATCTTTATGCACCAAGAAAACTTAGAGAGATTTTATACGCATCAGATCAATCTGGTAATAGATTGTATAATAGTACTGATTTAATTATTAATAATGGGTCTGAGACTGAATCAAAACAACATTCCCCTATTATTGGATGGGCATATGATGGAAATCCAATTTATGGTCCTTATGGATACTCTAAGATTTCTGGCGGTGTTGTTACACAAATGCTTTCCGGATATAAGTTAAGCATTCGAGAAAATAGACCTCCTATTAGCGTCTACAAAGAAGGATTTTTTGTAGAGGATTATGTACATGTTTTTTCTTCAAGTGATTCTGTTCTTGATGAAAATAATGGAAGATTCTGTGTAACTCCAGAATTTCCAAATGGAACATATGCTTATTTTGCTACTATTAATGATCAGCTTGCTGACTCAAGTGGTGTATTTGTAAATTATAAGAGACCAGTATTTCCATATTTAATTGGAGATAAGTATCATTCAAAACCAAATTCCTTCAATTTTGTAAAGGGATCAAATCAAGATGAATATGATATTCAAGAAAGTGATTGGCTTAGAAATACTAATGTATATAATTTCTTAAGTAAAACAAATTCTTATAAGTATTTGACTCTTCCTTATAAGTTAAAAAATACTCAAATATCTGATATTTCTTTTGCTGCTCCAGGAGTAATAGATTCTATTGGAATTGTTACTGGCGGAACCAATTATAGAGTAAATGATAATATTGTCTTTAATAATAATGGTACAAGTGGTTATGGTGCGGATGTAAAAGTATCTAAAGTTGGTGGTAAAGATGTTACATCCATCAGTTGCGCAACTACAGCAATAAATGGTATTGAAGTAGTATCTACTGAAACTCCTGGTACGTATGCTTTTTATGCATCATCGCCACATGATCTTTTAAATATTGAATTAATTACAATTTCTGGATTAAGTACAACAGCTACAAAACTCTCAGGTACTTATAATATTGGAATTAATACATCAACACATGTTTTAACTGCTGATGTGGGAACACCCGCTGCAACAGGAATAGTTACATACTTCTCTGTTTATGGTAATTTAGATTCAAATATTATTAAAGAAAATAATATTTTAGCGGTTGGTATAGGATCTACTTCTGAAAAAGTTAAAGTTCTGAGTATTGATAACGTATCTAAGAGACTTAGAGTTCTAAGAGAAGCGGAAGGGACTACTGGTGTTGCACATACGGCAACAACAATCCTTTATGAGGTTCCAAGAAGATTTACCTCTAAAGTTGGTCTTAAAACAGCTTTCGATTTTAGACTTAATAGAGAATTGTATTTTAATCCAGCAGAAACTCTTGGAATAGGTGTTGGTATTGGATCTACACTATCATTTTCCAATCCTGGTGCAGGAATTACGCAGAAATATATTCCAACACAAACACTCTACTTACCAAAACATGAATTAGAGAGTAATGATGAATTAGTTTATAATGTAAATAATGGATCTGTTATTGGTGTTTCTACTAATGGATCTGCTGCTTTAACCTTAAGCGATCAACAAAAACTCTATGTTGCTAAAGTAAGTGATGATTTAATCGGACTTTCAACAGTAAGAGTTGGGTTAGCATCTACAGGTACATTTGCTGGAATTGGAGCAACAACCGAATCTTTAGGATTACTCTATTATACTGGATTAGGAACAGGAAATTATCATAGCTTTAAGACAAATTATCCAAATGTGGTTACTGTATCATCCTATAAGAATACAATAACCGTTGCTACTGCAACAACACATGGACTTGATATCTCAGATACTGTTTTTGTTGATGTAAAACCATCAGTTTCAACTTATATTAATGTTTCTTATAATGATTATAATAGGAAACTTGTAATTGATAAAAAGACAATTGATGCAAGCGCAATAAATGTTACTACTAATGAGATTACAGTTTCAGATCATAAGTTTGAGTTAGGTCAGAAGTTAATTTATAATGCGTCTACTCCTGCAGGAGGACTTACAAATGAGAAGTGTTATTATGTAGTAATTGTTAATAAGGATACTATTAAATTATCAGAATCACATTATGATTCAGTAAGCCCTGTTCCTACTATTGTTGATATTACAAGCGCAACAAATTCTTTTTTATCTCCAGTAAATCCACAGATTAATCTTTATAAAGATGCTCCGGTTGTTTTTGATCTTTCAGATTCTTCACTTGTTTATACAAAGAATGCTATTCAATATCCTGCATTTACATTTGAATTCTTTATGGATGCTGATCAAGAAAGAGTGTTCCATAAAGTAAGAGATTCATCTACTTTTGATGTAATTAAGTCCGGAACAATTGGAGTTGATGGTCAAGTTACTTTATTTGTTGATTCTACAATTCCAAGTAAACTTTATTACAATCTAGTCCCAATTCAAACTGATCAACTTCCAAATGAGAAACTTGATATTAGTATTGATAGTGAAGTACATGCAAATAATGAAATAGAAATAGTTGAGAGTATGTATAGTGGAGAGTATATTATTTCTATTGGCGCGACAAATACATTTACTTACTATATTCCTGAAGTTCCTGAGAATCTATCATATACTCAAAGTAATTCAATTATTAAATATTCAACCAATTCTTCTTCAGGAATTGGATCAATTGTTGATTTAAGAATCTATAATAGTGGATCCAATTACTACAAATTGCCCAAAATTGATCGAATTGGAAAGAAAACCACGGAAAATGATACAGTAGTTGGAATTGGTTCAAATGCTGTTCTTAATATTGAAAGTAAGAGTATTGGAGTTATTAAAAAGACGAAATTAAAAGATATTGGTTTTGATTATCCTTATGATAAGACTTTAAGACCAACTGCTAAACTACCTGAAATAATTAAGATTGATAATCTTGCTATTTTTGATAATATTGGAGTTACATCAGCTGGTAGAGGTTATGGTCCAATTCCACCTAAAGTTATTGTTTTTGATGGACTAAGTGGTGAATTAAAATCAGAAGTTGATTTGGCTTTTGAAAATGGAGCTACCAAACTTAAAATTCTTAAAAATACATATGGAATTAATACTGTTGAACCTAGATTACTTCCAACCAGAAATTCTAATGGTGTAGGAATTAGTACTCTTGGATTTAATGCTACAACTAAAGATGTAACTGTTACATTAGCTACTGGATTTAGTACAGCAAATTCATTCCCATTCTCTATTGGTGATGAAATCATGATTGAGAATGTTAGCGTTGGTATTGCTTCTACAGCTGCTAATGGTGATGTTCTGGTTATTGATACTGGAAAGGGTTATAATACAGAACTTTATGATTATAAGTTATTTGAAGTAACAGGTCTTGATGCTAATCTTGGTGGTATTGGATTTGTAACCTTTAGTATGAGTGGACATTTGGGTTCTGGAGAACTTCCAGGAACATTTAATCCTGAAAGATCTTCAGGTAGAATTATACCAAAGAAAGATTTCCCAGTTTTTGAGACTAAACTTACAACAACAAATTTCTTAAAAGATGAAGGAGTTATTGATTTAAACGATAGTAATATCACTGGATCGGTTGAAAAATGGGATAATATAACTGGTTATCTTAAAGTTCAAACAAATAAGGATTTTGTCGTTGGAAATGTAATTGAAGGAACATCTTCAAAAACTAGAGGAATAGTATCTTCAACTAAGAATTTTACAGCAAGATATAACCTTGATGCAAAATCAAAAGTTGAATCGGGATGGGAAGATAATACAGGATTTTTAAATCTCAATAGTCAAGTAATTCAAGATGGAGATTATTATCAGAAGTTCTCATATTCACTTAAATCGTCTGTTGATCTTGAAAAATGGGATGATGTAGTAAGTACATTAAATCACACAGCAGGATTTAAAAAGTTCTCGAATTTACAAATTGAATCAGAACCTATTAACAGCGCTAAAGTCGGTATTGGAACAACTCAATCTCATATGGATATGGTTGTTGATTATTATGATATTGCTGATGTAAACTGTGTTTATAATTTTGATTTGGTTACAGAAAACGATAAAAATAATACACTTTCTGATCAAATTGTATTCCAAAGTCAGATATTAACCGATTATTCAGAATCTGTTGGTAATAGAGTCCTTTCTATTGATGACTTTAGTTCGACTTTTAATAGCAATCCAAGAGCAACAAGATATAGTACGGTTGCCCGTTTTACAAATCTTGATGCAAATGCTCATAAGTACATTACTTATGTTCAAGATAAAAGATATACTTATGAGCGTCAAATGATGCTTATGACGCTTTTACATGATGATAGTGGATTTGGTTATATGCAGCAGTATGGAAGAGTTGAAACTGTATCCAATTTGGGTTCTTTTGATTATGGACTCGATGGATCAGATGGTGTAATTTATTTCCATCCAAGCAAATATTCAGTAAATGATTATAATGTCTTTACTTTATCATATAATTTAAATGATCTCGTAGTAGGAACAGGATCTTCTCAATTTGGTGGAGTTAGAATATCAACAGCAAGTACTGCAGTTGCTACAGGAGTTGGAGCTGGTTCAACTACTCGTTTTGTTAGTATTGCTAATACCTACACTTCAGCAAAAGTTCTTTTTGAATTCAAAACTTCTGATGGTGATTACGAATTTAATGAATTATCTTTGGTACATGATGGTTCAACCGTAGATTTACAGGAATATGGTAGATTAACAAACTTAAATGAACTATCTGATGCTGCATCTGGACTTGGAACATTCCATCCATATATCTCTGGTAGTAATGTTGTAATTGATTTTGTTCCTAATGTAGCCACTGCCGCTTCTATTAATGCTGTAACAGTCAGTATGGGCAATACAGCAGGAATTGGATCATTTGCCTTTAATCATGCATTAATTGGTAGTGAATATGTTTCTATCGCGTCTTCTAGTTCGCCAACAGAAAATTCAGTAGGAGAATATCCTGATCGTTATGATGGTGCTTATATTATTGCTCAAGTTACTGATACGACTAATAATGTAACTCAGATTTCTGAATTAATGCTATGTGATACTGGTGATGATGTTCATATGACTGAATGGGGAAATCTTAGTGTTGGTAATGCATCTGGCGTTGGAACCTTTGGTGCTACTTATAACGCTACTACTGGTGTAACAGCATTGAAGTTTACACCAAATGCTAGTATAGATGCAGAAGTAAGAACATTTTATAATTATATGCGATATGAAGATGATGCTGGCGCTGCTGAAAATCCAATTAAGATTGATTTCACTAATGCATGGATTGATACGCAATATGGTGGTTATTCTGGAACAGATTCCGATATTATGAGAGCATTTAACTTAACGCATGAAACATATCAAATTTTTGAAAGATATTTTGATGGATCTGATGGAAATATTATTGGTTCTGATGAGGAAAATGTAATTTTAGATGATTTGATCCTTCATTTAGATGGAAGAACATTACAAGATAGTGGATATCCTGGAATTACTACAGCTTGGTTTGATTCAAGTGCTGAATCTAATAATGCTGTTGTAACATGTAGTGGTTCTTGTATTGATCCTGAAATTGGTGATGATGGTAGACCATTAGGTTTTAGATTCCAAGATGGTGAATATGGTACTATAATTGATGATGGTTCTGATTTTGATTTTAGTGGAGACTTTACTTTTGAATTCTGGGCTAAATTAACAACACAACCTGATGCTAGTGCTCCATCCGCATTGCTTAGTAGTTGGAGTACATTGTATAGTCCTGATAATAAATTTATTCTTTATGTCGATTCTGATTATAAAGTAATGTGGGAGATAAATGGTGAGATAAGTGGTGGTCAAATGACTTCCGCTGCTAATACAGTAACATTAGGCACTTGGCATCATTATGTGGTTAATAGAATTAGTGGTGCTTGTAATCTTTATGTTGATACTGTAAGTGTAGATAATGTCACTTCTTATTCCACTGCAGTTGCAACAACA